TTCCATTTAGGCATTATATTAAATTAGTATATAAAAAAATAACACTATTGGACAATATTAAATGTATGTGACTTTTGCCACCTGCTGGTATTCGTTGAACTGTAAATTTCCGGTTGATACATATTTAAGGTGGATGAAGCATATGCTGAGTGAAGTTACCAATTATAATTTAGTACTTTTTACGGATGAAGCAGGCGAGCTTTTATTAAGAGACCATTTTGCGCCCTATTACTTCCAGAATCCCCGAATAAAAATCGTCCAAAAGCCCATCGAAGAGTGGTACAATTATCAATATAAGGAAGCTTGGATCAAAAATCATACAAAAAATACGTCACTCAATGGGAAAACTGAATGGAAAGTCAATATGTTGTGGTCTGAAAAGATACATTTTGTCAATGAAGCGCGTCTCAACCAGTATTTTACTGACACAGATTTTTATGGCTGGTGCGATATTGGCTATTTTCGCGAAGGACCCTGTCCGACGTTTTGTAATACACCGAAAATGCTCTCCCTAAACAAGAATAAAATATATTATGCGTGTGTTGATCCAAATCAATTTAACTCATTAAAAGAAATTGTATCAAGGAAAAACGAAAAAGGGTTACCGATTCAGCCGATACCACCGGAGCAAGTGTCTATTGCCGGCGGATTTTTCATTGCGCATCATAGTAAAATTGAAGGTTGGCGGCAACTCTTTGATACAAAATTACGGCTCTATTTTGAGAACAATTATTTAGTAAAAGATGATCAGATGATTATAGTAGATTGCATTATATCAGAACCGCAACGGTTTCATCTTGTTGGGGGCTGCCCCCCCACACCCCCGCTTGTAGAATCCACTCCTCTTCTTTCAGCACAGCCTTCAGAAAATAAATGGTTTGAATTTAGGCGGTTTCTCGGTTAGGGGCTGTGCCCCTACGACCCCCTTTTAAATGCATCCGCTTGACCGAGACATGCGGGGATTTTGGCCGGGTGTAGAACTTGCACCCATTTCTTTTATCGCATTATATTATCAATAATTATTTAAACAATTATCCTTATATTAAAGTAACAAATGTCTTTGACTAGTGATAATAATTTACTTCCAAAGGGGGGCACGGGCTTGCGAAGCGGGCGGGTAGAATCCCCCCAAGTTAGCATTCTCATGCCGATCTATAATGGTTCCGAATTTTTACCCGAATCTCTCTCCTCAGTAATCCAACAAACTTTTACCGAGTGGGAACTCTTGATTGCGATTAATGGTTATGCCGAGCCAGAGAGTACAATCTATAAAATGGTGCGCGATTATATCAAAACGATCGGCGACATACGGATAAAAGTGTTAGATTATTATGACTGTAAAGGTAAAGCGGCGACGTTGAATAAAATGCTCGGTGAATGTCAACACTCTTATGTAGCGATTCTCGATGTAGACGATATTTGGCTACCTGGTAAGTTAGCGGCTCAGCAACCTTTTTTACAAAAAGGCTATGATGTTATAGGCACGAAATGTGTTTACTTTGGCGATATGAATAATGTTGTACCGGCGATACCAACTGGTGATATTAGTACGTTTAATTTTTTGCAAGTAAACCCTATGATTAATAGTAGTGCTGTTATCAAAAAAGAGTTGGCTTATTGGGATACGACCGTATTTGGTATAGAAGATTATGATTTATGGTTACGGTTATGGAAAGAAAAACGCTTATTCTATAATTGCCCAGAAGTGTTGGTTAAACATCGCATTCATAAACAGTCGGCTTTTAATGCCAAAGGGAATAACAATGGTGTGGAAGCCTTGCGGTTGAAATATATATAAAATAATTTTTCTGTAAAAAATTATTTTATGGTATGAAAAATTATTTTATGATATAAATGTCATATTTGATTTTTGTTTTAAAAATCTGATGCTACAGGTTTCAACTAATAATCCTCCGTTCACATACACTCCATAATTCATTGATTCATCAGTATGTTCAAGAGCAAAATGCCAAATTGTATATACGCCTTCAGAATTCCAAGGCTCAGCGCGTTCATCTACACATGCAATCAGACGATATTTTTTATCTGTAACAAATAAATTACCAAGATGTTTAATAAGGTCTTCCTTCTGTTTTTCTGTTATAGGAAACTCTAGAATAGAGTGGCAACCTGTAATATATAAATCATCTTTGAGTTCAGGATACTTGGAAGGTGAACATTTGTAGAGCCGATTTTCAGTTCGTTCATCATCACCAGGATTTTGAATAGTTCCTTTTCCAATTAAGACAACAGGTTTATATCCATCCAAACTAGTTTTGACAAGTGTTCCCTTCTTGAGCTGTTCAACAGGAACATATTTTTCAACACCATCTACTTGGCAGAGGATTGTAGTTCCTTCTAAGAAACAAGGAGCAGATGGATATAAAAAATAGCCACCACCAGCATTTAATACGCTGCCGTTTGGATACACTACATTTTGTGGAGATGTACCATTACTATTCGAAGCAAGTCTCCAACTCGTATAACCACCAAAAGGGCCACCATCGCCAACTGTATAACCTCCATTAACACCTAAGATATTTGTATTGTTAAGAGCATCTGCTTCTGTAGGATAATATACTAAAGGAAAACCAACGGGTTCTGCCAGTTCATTCATAGGACCCAGTAATAAACGAGGCACATTTTCGGTATGTTGCGTTTCGTGTGAAAGACCTTCATTGAATACAAACCCAGTATTGGCTTCAATAGGATAGGATTGTGAATCTACAACAAGATTACCAGGCGAGTCATTGAGATACAGTAAATATGTATTTTGAAAGTTTGATGCGCCAACATCTACGTGGGGTGCAATATCCCCCTTAATCCATCTCATAGGAATTTGAGAATCTACGGGAAGATTTAAGCCAAATCGTGATTGTAAAGTCGCATGAATTAAATTGGTTATTGGTACTGAAAAATAGACCATTCCAGATGATTGTGCATCTAATTTAGCTTTGGCTGCTAAAACTTCGGAGCGATTATTCAAATAATCTAATTCTTCATTAGAAAGCACATTTGTATAGATAGACGTCATTATAGGTATATTAGAATAAAATTCTTGAACTTTTCAAAATTGGTATTTTACTTGCTCCACTGATAAATGTCTAAATGTTTAGATACCGAAATTATGAACAAAATTATTTCATCGAGGGATTTGCATCATTATTTTCTGAGCACCCACTGGCATTTGCAGACCTATCGCCGACACTTGCTGAGGACCGTTTCCATAGTTTTGCGCAAAATTCGGAACCGGCTGAAAAAGATGCGCTTTATCCAAGTCCACCATCATCTTCCCATAATTGGTCATTCTTTGTTCGATGTCACTGAAATCTTCGCGCTGCACAACCGTAAGCGGCGTAATCATATACCAATTATCTTTTTGCTGGAGAGAGATCCAATATTTATCAATTGCATAATTAAAATGATCTGACGGATTTTGCATTAATTTGGCTACGCCTTCTTTCATATTTGCAATAAGGATATCAAAATACTTGTTATTCACCATATATGCAGTTGTCGTTTGGCAACGGCTTACGCAAACACACGTCTCGTCAATCCGTTCATAAGGTGGTACATTATTGCCGGCAAATAAAACGACATCCCAGTTGTAGCGTTTTTCTAAAAATTTATTGAGTTGTTCTCTGAAGACCTCCGGTTGGAGAAATAAAGTATCATCTTCGCAAATGACGAGATGCGAGTAACCGCGTTCTTTTGCCATTTCTAAGCATTTGATATGACTCATGCTGCAACCGATGCGGCCATTTCCGTTGGGCATTTTAATTGCGCCGAACCGTTCAAAGGAGGGAAAACCGACGATTTTTAGTTGAGATTCTATATGCACTTTTCGATCCGGTCTTGAATCGAGATTAATATAAAAAACATTTGTAATATCGGTTAACGATTTGAGCTCCATTTATTATAATTTATATTAGTTTTGTTTTTAACTCTTTATATTTGTAAAATAATTATATAAAATAATTATGCTAGTCTCATAATTATTTTACGTTAAATGAAGATTATAGCCGAGCCGTATAACATTTTTTCGTAAAATATTTTTGGATTTAGCAAAACTCTTTATACCGTAAAATATTTTTGCGGCTAGCAAAAATATTTTATATAAAATTGAAATACGTTCTTTTCTGATACGAATGAGTATCAGAAAAGAATAACATGGAGACCGATATCATTAACCGCTTAACCGAGAAGATTAACAACTATGCTTATGCTGAATGGGGTAATGACGATGATGTACATGCTACGCTTTGGGACGATTTAAACGCTTTACGCAATTTACCGAACATGGAAAAAGATAAATTAATGAAGGATTGGAAATACAGAGCCGCTTATGAATGTACTGAAAAGGCCCACGAAGATGAGGGGAAAACGTTTGAGCTCTTAACCTGGCAAAACAGTTTCTGTCTAGCTATCTTGTTTATGTATTACCACTAAAGCTGCTTAAGCCGGCGCAGCACTTAAAACGCCCCATTTAAATCAAATACATCTTTACTCTGTGTCTTAGTCGCCAAAGCATATTCGCCTACTTTTTTTTCAAAGAAATTCGTCTTCCCTTCAATAGAGATCAATTCCATGAAATCAAACGGGTTTAACGTCCCATAAATTTGAGGGTAGCCGAGTTGCATCACTAAACGGTCCGCCACGAATTCAATATATTTCGCCATTTGTCCAGCATTCATCCCGATCAACCGGCAGGGCAGGGCCTCGCAAATGAATTCTTGCTCTATTTTCACCGCTTGCGTAACCAAGTCTTTCACTGTATTATAAGGTAGTTTGAGTTCGCCTAATTTACTGTATAAAAGAATCGCAAATTCCGTATGCAGCGCTTCATCACGAGAGATTAATTCATTACTAAAAGTCAAGCCAGGCATCAAACCCCGTTTCTTTAGCCAAAAGATAGCACAAAAGGCGCCGGAGAAGAAGATCCCTTCAACGCAGGCGAAAGCTAAAAGGCGCATGGCGAAAGTGGCCTCTTTTGAGTGGATCCACTGCCGAGTCCAATCGGCTTTCTTTTTAATACAGGGATAATGCTGCAGCGCTTTGAAGAGACGGGTTTTCTCTTCCTTTTCTTTAATATACGTGTCAATCAGCAGCGAATACATTTCACTGTGAATATTTTCCATCGCGATCTGAAAACCGTAGAAAGCGCGGGCTTCAGGGAGTTGCACGTCGCTCATAAAACGCACCGCCAGATTTTCTAACACAATACCGTCCGAGCCGGCGAAAAAAGCGATAATGACTTTAATGAAATTCTTTTCGTCGGAGGACAGTGTCGCCCAGCTGAGTAAATCTTTTGATAAATCAACTTCTTCCGCCCGCCAAAAACATTCGACTTGTTTTTTATACATTTGCCAAATACTATTATCTTGAATAGGAAACATGACGAACCGGTCCTCACTCTCGGTTAATAGGGGGTTATCAATCTGCTTCGCTTGCCCTACAACCCCATCTAATACGCGAGCATCTTGAGCA